TTATTCTTCGTTGTTGTTCGACATCTGTCCATTTTCAACTTCATTATGGAGGAGTTTAACCAAATGCTCAATATATACTTTTTGATCAGAAATTCGAGCGTCCTTTTCTTTTAGCAGCTCTCGATTAGATTCTATTTCACATTTTAATGCTGTTAATTCTTGATTAATTATTTGTTTGTTTTTTTGTAAAAAATTCGAAGTACTCTTTGCCCTAAATTCGTCTGAATCGGCCATTACATCGTCTATAGAACAGTTAAGTATCTCAGCGATTTTTACGACACTACTAATTCTTGGATCGGGTTTTTCAATGAAATACTTCAAAGTTTGATGTGTTCTGTCACCCCAAAACAATTTGCAAAATTCTCTCTCTGTAAGACCAGCCTCTGAAATCAACTGTTGGAGGCGTTCATGGTCAAGTGTATTCAAATAGCGTGCCATGTGAAATAAAGTTAATTCCGCTATAAGTAGGAAAATAGTTCCCACTACAATTGGATATTATAGATTATGTTATTATCTTTGCAACAAATATAGTAATAAAACATAGCATGAACAAGCAAAACATTAATGAAATGAACGATGTAACCCTGCAGGATTATTACGCAAAACTAAGCAAGGAGGAGAAAGGAAAGCTACTCAAATACATAGCTTTTCATTTAGAAATAGGTTATTCGACTTTAGTAGGGAAGTTTTCTGGTAGGCTTCATTTTTCAAAAGTTGAAGCATTAGTCATTCACAAAATAATAAACGAAGAGACATGGAAAAAGTAGAATTTCACAATACACCAGACGGCAGGGTGATGTACTGCACGAATGGTGAGGAAGAACGGAGATTAACCAAGTTTTCGGTTGAGTTGAATGAGTATATTGCTCATATCATACAGAAGCGTTACAACAAGGCTTACACAGCTTTGTCTGAAATGTACAATGGGGATAAGTTCAAAATGGTGGAGAGATTTGTCAGGTGTAATTTTGGTGCAAACGACCTCTTGACCAACGATATTGAGGATGGCATTCTGTACTTTGAAGAAGTGCAATGTCCTCTGAGGGGTATCTGCAAAAACGAAAACGTAATTTGTAAGCCTAAAAACCATATAGGTCTGAGTGTCAGCGAAAGAGATATTACCAGACTCTATTTATCAGGCTACACCTTAGACGAGATTTCTCAACAACTTCATAAAAACAGAAGTACAACAAAGTCTTTGCTCACACGAGTTAAAAACAAACTTGGTGCAAAGACTTCTCGTGAGATTATAAAATTATGTAGACTTAATGGAATTGCACTATGAGACTGTTTGAAATGGAGCCTAAAATTGACAAATTAGGGTTGAAAAAGTTAGATGTAAGGCTGCAGCGAGGAGGAAGAGTACATTGGTTTATCTGCAGCAACCACGGGAAGTTAGTCGTGTTCGATACCAACGGATTGGCATTTGTCCCCATCTACAGGTTAGATTTCGACAGCGAAGCTATGAATAAGATAGATGTTGACGAAATAATAACGCCATTTAACAAATTAGTTTATATAAATGGTTTGCCAACCGTCAATGCCCCCGAGTTTAATCTTGTAAATATCTGATAGTGGCGTATTTTCCATGATAGGTATTAAAAATTAGCTTCGCAAAAAATAACGATTATGATAAGACCTGAAGACATATTAAACGCAACGCATGGTGGACTTGACATCATTTTGCACTGCTATCCGCAAGCGGCAGAATGTGTGAATACGAAGAAACATTTTGCCATCCGTGATGAGCGCACGCCTTCTGCATGTTTAAGAGAATTCAACTCTCAACGATACGGAAAGATTTGGCAAGTAACAGATTTTGGCGGTGACGGCAAGGGAGAGAATGGCATTTCTGTCTACATGAACTACAAAGGCATGCATCAAAGCCAATTCAACGAAGCCTTGCTGCAACTGGCTGCGATGTTTGGCGTTAAAGATGAACTGAACCATACTTTCAACAAGCCTGACATTCGTAAGCGAGCAGCCACACAAGAAGAGCCAGACGGCTCTCGATCGTTTGAATTGAATGAGAAGTTTTCTCAAGAAGAACTGAAGGTATTAGGACCAAAGGTAACGCAGGCTGACGTTGATGCGCTTCACTGGCATTCCGTGAAGTGGATTTCCAACGTAAAGAACCGTGAGACCTTGGTAAAGAATTCCAACGAGCATTATCCTATCTTCATGCGTGAGTGCTTGATAAGCGAGGCGCATGGTGATGTTCCTGAGGAGAAGTTCTACAAAGTGTACGAACCGCTCAATTGCGACAAGGGATTTCGTTTCTCGTACACGCCAGCAGGGAAAAAGCCACAACGATTCATCAATGGATTTTCCGAACTGAAAGAAGCCTACCACAAATTCAATGCTGAAGAGGAAAGGGAGTGGCAGCGCACGCACGACGACGACAAGCCCTACAAGCAACAGAAACTGTCTGAAGCCTTTATATGCTCCGGCGAACGTGACGCACTATGCTGCCATTCCATGGGCTTTCATCCACTGTGGTTCAACAGCGAAACGTACCATATTTCCACCGAGGAATATAAGGAAATTATGAAATACGTGGAGGTGCTTTACAACATTCCCGACATCGACGAAACTGGTATCAGGAAAGGCAAGGAACTTGCGCTCACCTACATAGACATTCGTACGCTTTGGCTGCCAGAATGGATCAAGAACTACCACGACAACAGAGGGAAGTCACGAAAGGACTTGCGAGACTGGATGGAGCTGCGCTCAGAGAAAAAGGACTTCAAGAACTTGATGAAGTTGGCGTACCCTGCACGCTTTTGGACGGTTTCCTACAACGACAAGGGTAAGGCGAAAGCAGAGATAAACACGGCTTATCTTTACTACTTCCTGAAGATAAATGGCTTCTTCATCCTCCGTGACGATAATTCCGACACCTCAAGATTTATCAGAATAAGCGGAAACATCGTTGAGCAAATTAAAGCCAATGACATTCGTGAGTTTGTGCGCAAGTGGGTGGTCGACAGGCATGAGGAAGTAATGGTGGTGAACTTGGTGCTGGAAACCTCAAAGCTGCTGCCTGCATCCCTCGAAAGCCTTGACCGCATCACGCTCGACTTCTCCAACTACACACCACAGAGCCAATTCTTCTTCTTCCCCAACGCAACGGTGGAAGTGAGTAACGACATCGAGGTGAATGGAGGATTCAAGATTAAGGACGGCAAGTCTGACAACTTCAGCAACTTTGTGTGGAAAGAAAACGTCATCGACCACAAGTTCAAAAAGACGGAAAGCATGTTCAAGATTAAGCGCATCGTGGAAGAGGACAGACCGCCATACTTCGATATTGAGATACTGAACGTGAAGAGCCACTTCTTCGGCTACCTTATCAACACCAGCCGATTGTACTGGAAGAAAGAAACGGAAGACTTGTTTGTGGGGAAGCCTGAAGAGGAAAGGATAGCATATCTGAACAAACATCCATTCGAGATTGCAGGCGAAGGACTTGAGCAGTTCGAAATCATGGAACAGAAGCAAAACCTCATTAACAAGATATTCACCTTTGGGTACATGCTGCACCGCTACAAGGACTTCACGAGAGCTTGGGCGCCCATGGCCATGGACAACAAGATAGGAGAGAACGACGAGTGCAACGGCAGAAGCGGAAAGAGTTTCTTCTTCAAGGTGCTGTCATATCTGATGAAGACGGTAAAGCTGTCTGGCAGAAACCCAAAACTAATGGACAATCCGCACGTCTTCGACCAAGTGAGCCAGCATACCGACTTGCTGCTCATCGACGATTGCGACAGATACCTCAACCTTGGGCTGTTCTACGACAACATCACATCGGACATGACGGTGAACCCAAAGAACAACCATTCTTATACCATCCCTTTTGACGATAGTCCAAAAATAGCATTTACCACCAATTATGTACCCTCCGACTTCGACCCCTCAACAGAGGCACGGTCGTTGTTCATGGTGTTCTCCGACTGGTATCACCAAAAGACTGAGACGAACGATTACTACGAAACTCGTTCTATTCGCGATGACTTCGGAAAGACGCTTTATGCCTATGACTATTCGGAAGAGGACTGGAACAACGACATCAACTTTTGGCTGCAATGTTGTGCCTTCTATCTCAGCGTCATGGAGACGAACGTCAAGCCACAGCCACCCATGAACAACATCATACAGCGGAAGTACAAAGCCGACATGGGCGAGAACTTCGAGGACTGGGCAAACGGATACTTCTCGTTGGAGAGCGACCACCTCGATACATACCTCGAGCGTGACGTAGTATTCAATGAGTACACGAATTATGCCAACGTCAACAGGCTCACCATGCAGAGCTTCACCAAGAAGTTGAAAGCATTCTGCGAGTATTGCCCATGGGTAGACAGCTTGAACCCGACAGAGCTTTGCAATACCTCTGGGCGAATACAGCAGCGAATAGATGTGGCTCCTGGCGTAAAGAAAGTAAAGGACATGATTTACGTGAGGAGTAAAGAAGGAGCAGAAAGTGAAATAAAAGAACCCGAGCAAAGCGCATTTGATTTTGAGGATGAAACACCTTTTTAGGCTGGTTCTATGATAAGCTGGCCAACTCGTCAACTTTTAAACTCGTCAAGTTGTCCAAGAAAGAAGCCTGGAAAATTGCAGAGGATATCTGTAAAGAAATGTTAATATAAAAGAAAACGAATATGATAAATAGTCCAATCCTTGATACCTGTTGCGGAGGTAAGATGTTTTACTTCGATAAGCATGATAAAAGGGTTATGTTTCAAGACATAAGAAAGATGAAGACAATATTATGTGACGGAAGGCACTTCGAGGTCAACCCCGATGTTCAGGCCGACTTCACAAACATGCCATACCCAGACAATAGCTTCCGCATGGTTGTTTTTGACCCTCCACACTTACTAAGAGGTATTGAGAACTGTAAGACATGCGATATATATAATGAACCAAGTCCAAAGAACAAGGTAACAGGCTACCAAATGATAAAGTATGGTGCTCTTGGCAATGCAGACTGGAAAAAAGTCTTGCGAAAAGGCTTTGCAGAATGCTTTCGAGTATTAATGCCTGGAGGATTCTTAATATTCAAATGGAATGAAACGGACATCAAGGTATCAGAAATATTGAAACTTACCTCGGAGACGCCTATTTTCGGTCATCCATCGGGTAAACGTTCCAATACTCATTGGATTTGTTTCATGAAAGAAGATTGCAATAAATAAAAATAGTATGGCAAAAACAACAGAACCTACATAGAACGTTATAATCGTTATTGAACATTTTTCTGGGGCGGCAGCACTGCGTGAGTAGTGTTGCCGTTTATTATTTCATGCAGCAGGAAAGCTATTGGCAATAAAGCATACATTGTAACCATTTTTCAGTAAATTCGCTCCTCCTCGAGCAATCACCCCCAACATCCCCCCAGCTTTTTTGTCCGAAAACTTTGTTACTTTGCAACAGATGTTTGAAAAATATTATAACTAATTGAAAATAAAGAAAATAAGAGAAATAAAAGTTGTAACAAACTTGCGTAACAAAGTGTAACAAACTAAAATAAGTTTGTTACAGCAATCTTCCACCAACGTCCTGTAACAAAAAATCCTGTGCTGTAACAAAGTTGCAACTTGTTTCGTAAAAAATGTGACAACATGAAAATCAGCAGGTTGCGAGATTTGTAACAACTTATAACGTGTAACAAACTTTTCTGACAAACTTAGAACAGAACAGAAAAAGACTAAGGAAAAGAAGAAGTAAGAAAGAGTGATAAACGTAAGTTTGTAAAAATAATTCATATTATAAGTTGACGAGTTCACAAGTTGACAAGTTGACAAGGAGCAGCCTTCCCCGACACCTCCAAAGTAGGGGAGGTCAGACAGCTGGAGAACTATCAACTCGTCAACTTGTCCCCTCGTCAACTCGTCAACTAAAATAAGACTATTTTGTTGTTATGGTCGGATTTTCCTACCTTTGTGGGAAATCTATGCAACATCATGAATAAGTTTGTCTTCTACCTACCTGTCAAGCCATTCATCGGACAATGGCTCACCAACCATTACGGCTCGCCAGTCGTCTTCCCTGCACGCTCTGTCGAAAATGCTTGCATCAGGAGATTTGTGGGGCTGAACCCCAAAGGGCATATACCTAAAAAACCTATGGAGGAACATGTGGTGGTTGTCATTCCAGACAACAAGCACAAGAAGCCCATTTGCTGGAACTACATGTCAAAGTCGGCATGCAATGCTTTGCTCGAGCTGATAGAAGACAACTTCATGATGCAGATGTGGATTGAGCTCAACGAAATGACACGTTGTGGGTGTACGATTCTCAACTGTGTAAGGGCATGGTGTGAAAATAACGGTATCTCCACCGATTACGACTACACCATTAAGATGCGCTATCAACGCATGCGTAAGACTTATATGGAAAAAGGAGTGGTGTTGATGCGTACGTCAAGGGCATCATCAAGAGAATAAATAATTTTTTTGCGAAATTCATTCCTACTATAATAGGACTTTTGTTCGCAAGCGTTCGCTTTTATTTTACACATTATTAATATATGAAGATGACGAAAATAATAAAGAGGGTTGAACGGGTAGATTGCTCATCCATAGGTGATGAATTGAAAAATGGACTAATTTTACCAAGTGTCATTCGTGCTTTGCCATGGAAGGAAATAGACATCAAAAGGCACGCAGAAGTCTCCGTTGTACAAAAAATAGTGGAAAAAGAGGTGATTTTTGAAGTAAACGCCAAATTTTACACCTGTCAGGACATGGAGACGAATGGATATGGAGTGTATAAATTTGATATTGTTGGTGGAAGAACGATCATCGTTGGCAGCGGAAAGAGACCATTTGTCGAAACAAGTGTCAGAAAATTTTATCCAGAGAAAGCGAGTGATGCACAATGGAATGAAGTAAAGATTCAATGGAAAACTAAGTTCCCAATTACCGAAATATAGGGCTTCATGTGTTTTACACCTTATATGATATGCCATACCTTTGTTGAAAACAATCAAGCAAATGGAATACGACATCGTTATCAATGGAACCATTGGCGGCTGGGATTGCCTGTCCACAGGATATGTGAAATACCTGCTTGACCAAAAGAAAAACAAGGAAGTTCATGTGGCATTCTGCTCACTCGGTGGATATGTGAAAGACGGACTTGTGTTGAATCAATTGTTCAAAGACCATGGCAATGTACATGCGCACGCTTTTGGAATGAATGCCAGCATCTCTACCATAGCCATGCTCGGCTGCAAGTCGATAGACATTGTGAAAGGGAGTTTCTTCCTTATCCACAACACGTCAACACTGGTGTTGAAATATGATAATCAGAACAAGGAGCAGCTGGATGAGTTCATCAAGGAGATGACACAGCAGCGCAACAACCTAAGCACTTTTGATGACGTGCTGGCGCAAATGTATGCCGAAAGGTCAGGTAAGACCAAGGAGGAATGCGCTGCACAGATGAAGAAAGGCAACTGGCTCTCTGCCGAACAAGCACTTGAGTTTGGACTGGTAGACGAAATACGAAAGGATGAGAACGACGATCGTGTGACGAACATGTACCATGCGCAGCTCAATGCATATAAATATGACAATCAATTACTAACAGATGTGGGTATACCGCCTTTGCCAAAGGAAATGACCGAAGAAGGCAAGGGCAATCCAACTCAGAGTTTCTGGCAAAAGACGTTGCAAGAACTCAAGAACCTGCTTCTATCTAACAACGTCGATAAACAAAATATGAGTGAATTGAAAACAGATGCTATCGAGAAGGCTTTGGGTGTCGACTCGATAGAAGTGAAAAACGATGTCATCTCTCTCACAGCTGAACAAGCAAAGCTGCTCAACGAGAAGCTGAGCAATGTGCAGGAGGAAGAGAGAAAGGACGAAGAGAAAAACGAGGACTCGCTAGAATCAGACAAGACTTCCTCTGAGCAAGTGGAAGATGTGATGAAGGAGATTGAGAATTTGAAAAAAGAACTCAAATCGAAAGACGAGCAAATCGAGAACCTCAAGAAGTCAGCTGGAACGCAAGACGAAACTGAGGAAAACCCAAAGAATGAAGCCCCAGCACTCACAGCAAGTGCCATCTTTAACTCTGTAAAAAACGTATAACCATGGGAGAAACTACATTGAAAGTGGGTGATGTGAACTTCACCCCGGAAAAATTGTCTAAGACTTTCCAAACCTACCGAAAGGAACTCATCGTGCAGCCCATGCTCGCCATGGACGCACTCCTCAAACACTGTTCTGTCCGCACAGGAATTCGCTACCGTGAGACGGTATCTGAGATGAGCGGAATGTTCGAATTGGGAAACTACAAAAAGGACAAAGAGCATAAAGCGGACGTCAATTTTGACGGTCGTGTGCTGGAAACGTTCTTTGGAAACTGCATTGAAACTATTGATCCTAATGCCATCTACCAAAGCATTTGGGGAAGCGATATCACCAAGGGTGACGGGCTGAAAAATGTACCCTATGTGGTGCAAGTATGTGCCTACATACTCAAGAAGTTGGGCGAACGCCTGTACACCAACGCTTTCACTGCAAAGCACGATGGTTCAGTGTTCGACAAAACGGCATCGTTCTTTAATGGTTTCAAGACCATCATAGACAAGGACATCAAGGGTGAGAATGAGAACAAGAAGGTGTACATCTCCAAGGAACTGGGTAACCTATTCGAGCTCACCGACTCTATCACAAAGGAGAATGCGGAGGATGCGCTGAAAGACTTCTATTGGGGAGAGAACATCAAGGAGGTTTTGCGTGGACAGAACCTCAAGCTGTTCGTCAACTCTCGGGTATACCACTACTACACCGAGGCATATCAGACACGCCATGGCGCACTGCCTTACAATCAGTCGTACGACAAGCGCACGCTTGAGGGAGCGGAGAACGTGGAGATTGTACCGCTGTCGTGTGTGCCAATGGACTTCATGCTGCTGACGCCTAAGACGAACATACTGCTGTTGTTTAACCAGAAGTCTTCAGACGAGAACTTCATCGTGGAGCGTTCTTTGAAGAACCACTACGATGTAGACTTCATCGCAAACATGTTCTTCGGCGTTCAGTTCGAGAGCGTGTCGCCAGAGGTGTTTGCCGTGGCACAGAAAAAGTTAGTGTAAACAGGGTTGGGTGGCTTGAATACAGAGCCACCAACCTTTAATCTACGTAGAATTATAAAAAGAAAGAATATGGCAAAATGTAAAGAAAATGCCTCGATTTACGAGGATTTGGATAAATGCCCGGGACAGAAAAAGCTGCCTGGCATTCGTGACATGGTGTATGGCATACCTAAGCGTGACATCGTGAACTATCCGTCCATACCGGATGCTCCTGCCAACCTCAAGGAGGCGGTATCGTACAAAGGTGACTTCACCCCAGCAGCCGACAAGTATTTCCACAAGGTGGGAATTGTCAAAGACAATGGTCAGCTGCAGGTAGAGAGTCAGGGTGTCGATGGCTGCAAGACGTTCAAGAACACGCTGCACTTCGGCATCCCCGGAACAGAAGAGGAAGCCACTGGCTACATCGACCGTGCCAACAACGATGAGATGATCTACATCTTCTTCCAGCGAAACGGAAAAGCAAGGGTCATTGGCTCGGAGGACTTCACTCCCGAGCTGGCACTGAAGCAAGACACAGGAAAAACGGCAACCGACTCCAACGTCACCAGCGTGGAAGCCGTATGTACCGATTTGCATCCTGCGCCTTTCTATGTAGGGAAAATCCATACCAAGGATGGCGACATCGATGGTGCCACTGGAAAGATGGGCGCTTCCGTGTCAAGCAATCCAAGTAGTGGGGGTTCTCATTAAGGTATAGATTGTTCAGGATAACTCATACAATAAAAATTAAATAAACTAAAGGGAGGCAATCATAGCGAGCAATCGTGAAAGGTTACCTCCTTTTTCAAATTAAAAGAAAATGGATAAAACACTTACAGATAAAATTGTGGCTTGGCTCAATGCGCCAGCACATACAGAGGATGCCGACATCATGGAAGGTGCGCTCATGCTCTTGCAGCTCAACCGAAACAGAATGCTGTACATGACGATTTCAACCAATCCCAAACGTTTCTTGAAAACCGTGGAATACGAGCTCAAAAAGTTCCTGCCGTTGCGAATGAAGGGTAAGACCTGTCAGGACGTGCGACGTGAGGCTGACGAGTTCTTGAGTGAGCTGCGAGAGAATGGCATTGACAAAGAACAGTCTGAAGGGCAAGACGAAATGTTTGAAACTGATGACACTGATGATACGGTAGCTCCTGTCCGCAATGGCAAGCGAGAGGATCACGACCAGCTGCCACAGAACATCCGTGACATCTGGGAAGCCAACGCTGCACGGTGGAAACGTATCAAGGAGATGTACAATACATGTCTGTCAATCGAAAATCCATGCGACCTCGAGGAGAACCTCAAGGTGTTGAAGGAAACTTATTATGCCTACAAGGCTGACTATGCTCGCTACGACAGTTTTACGTTTGAGAACGAAGGCGCTAAAAGTGAAGAGGACGGCGCATCCGATGACTTGAAGACGCTCAAGGACATCAACAACGCACGTTCATACATCAGCAAGAACGTAGACAAACTTTTGGCTTTGAAAAAAGAAGCATTGATGGATGGCGCCTCCGATGAACAAACCAATGCTTATCAAACGCTCTTGTCTTCCATGACGCAGCGTGTACAGACACTCGTTGACAACGGACAGGTCATGGGTGAAGACTTGATGAACAAGCTACAGGCAACAGGCATCAACTTGCCAGCAAGCCAGCCCAGCGAAGAAAACGTGAAAGCTGATGAGTAGAGGAAAGTGCATTGACAGCATGTTGATGCCTTTGAGTACCGCACGAACACAGTTCTACTTGGGTACTGGCTTACATACGCTCGGTTTGCTGGGGTGGATTCTCCAGCAAACCGGGCATGCCGATGTGTATGTCAGTACCTTCTCTACCAGCGAGGCGTTTCTTTCTGGCTTCTTGCGCTTGCGAAACAAAGGACTTGTAGACAATGCGACGCTCGTTGCCGACCTAAAGGCTTCACGCAAGACACTACAGCTATACAAGCTCATGAGCAACTGCTTTGACCATGTGTATCTGTCGCAGAACCACTCAAAGGTCGTGTTGGTGCAGAATGAATCTTATACCGTTACGGTCATCTCTTCTCAAAATCAGACTTACGGAGATCGAGCAGAGTGTACCATGGTAACGACAGAACAGAGTGCTTTCTTGGATATTTACACAGGACTCGACAGAATCATTAAAAACAAAAGCGTAGAAATCAATGGAGTATTCGAACGAAAAGCTGAACGAGATAGAAAGACTTGCCTGCAAAATGTTGACACCGACACAGATTGGCGTCCTTTTGGATATTGAAGAGACGGAGATGAGAGATGATGTCAATACGGTGGGGCATCCTGCACGTAAAGCCTTTATGAAAGGCTACATCAGAACCGTCTTGGAGATGAACCAAGACGTGATTGATGCCGCACAAGCTGGCTCTCCATTCGCACAGCAAAAACTTGAAGGCTTGCGTGATAATGTCAGAAATGAATTGTATATATAGCAGCCTCCCCTAACCCCTCCTAAGGAGGGGACACATACAGACGGTGATAACTCATGATAATTCATAATTTTTAATTCATAATTCATAATTGAAACTCTAAACACTGAACTCTCAACACTACACTCTAAACACTACACTCTAAAAACTCGTCAACTAAAAGTATGAATTATGAATTCTTAATTATGAATTAACTCGTAAACTCGTAAACTAAAAAAAACTCCCTTCATGCCTCTCCCCATCAACATAGATCTATATTCTAAGCTCATTGTACTGGATGAAAACGAACTAATCCAAAAAGGTGTCGCAACCGCCATTCGTGAGCGATTGCAGCGACTGCGTGCCTTGTATGCCTATTGGTTGAAGTTCCCGGGTAAGACAAACAACGAGGTGGTGGAATACAACATCAAGATGTTCAAGATTGGACGTTCACAGGCATACGATGACCTGCGACTGACGCAAGTGCTATTAGGAAGTATGCAGCAGGCATCCAAGGAATTCATGCGCTGGAAAATCAATCAAGACTTGGAACATGACCTCAGTTTAGCACGTGAGAAGGGAGACATGCGTGCCGTGGCGTCGATAGAGAAGGCACGCATACAGAATAACCGAACGGACAAGGACGAGGAACAGGAACTTGAGTTCGAGAAAATCGTGCCACAACAGTTCGTACCCACAGATGACCCAACGGTCATTGGAATTACAAAGGTGGCTGGACTGCGAGAGAAAATCAGGAAGCTTGAGCGTAAGTACCGTCAAGATTTGATGGAAGACACTCAATACGAGGAGGTGACTGCCGATGAATAAGGAAGAACAGAATAGACAATACTTCAACGATCCGCAACTGTATGCCCTGCTCATGAACACGCGTGACGAGGTGATAGTCGCCGGGCGTGGAATGGGCAAAGGTGCCATACAGGCGGGTCGTTTACAATCATGCTTTCAAGGAATGCCTGGGTCCATGGGAGGATTTGTTTCACCATCCGTCAAGCGTTGCCTGACCAACATTCTGCCGTCCATGCTCATACACCTCGAGCGGTGGGGTTTCAAGCGCGACCTGCATTATGTGGTGGGAAAGAAACCATGGAAAGACCTTCACTGGAAGTCGCCCATCTTCACTCCTGCCAACTGGGAGAACACCATCTCTTTCTACAACGGTTCGGTGTGCAACATCATCTCGCAAGACCGTACTGGAACATCCAACTCCATGTCGCTCGACTACCTCATTATAGACGAAGCAAAGTTCATTGACTTCGAAAGGCTGAAAGACGAGACTTTCCAAGCCAACCGTGGAAATGAACAGTACTTCAGGAACTTTCCGCTGCACCATGGCATGACCATTACTTCCGACATGCCAGTGACCAAGCGTGGCTCGTGGTTCTTGAACTATGCCGACAGCATGGATAAGGAGGTGGTCGAGGTCATCGAGGGATTGGTGTATGCCAGATGGCGAACGCTCAACAAACAAAAGGTGGGCAATGCCGAAGCTGTGGAAAGGCGGATAAAGGAAATAGACAGGCAACTCAATGCGTTTCGCTCACGCTGCCTGCTGTACAAGGAATATTCCTCCATTCAGAACCTTGCCTTACTGGGCGAGGACTTCATTCGACGAGCAAAGCGAGACTTGCCGCCACTCACCTTCGCCACCTCCATCATGTGCCAGCGCATAGCCATTTCCACCGACGGCTTTTACGGTGGAATGCGTGAAGACGTCAATCTGTACACAGCCCCCAACGAAGCGGTGTTGAACGTTGGCAACATGGAACAGGGCGGCATTGTCGATGACTGTCGCGCGGATGCCGACCTTGACCCGTCGTTGCCGCTGATTCTTGCGTTCGATGCCAATGCCAACATCAACTGGATGGTGGTGGGACAAGAAGGAAAGGACGGAAAGCTCCGCATCTTAAAATCGTTCTTCGTGAAGTACGAACGCAAGATGCCCGAGCTAATGGATGACTTCAACGCCTACTATCGTTACCACAGACGCAGGCAAGTAGTATTCTATTACGATGCTACCTTTGTAGGCAATGCCTACGGCACGCATGCCGAACCGTTCTACCGAATCATCATCAACGCACTGCGAAGAAATCAATGGAGTGTTCGGGCAAAGTACATTGGCAAACCCATGAACCACATCCTGAAGAATGCGCTCATCAACCGAATGTTCAGGGGGCGAGCCAAGCACCAAGTACTTATCAATCGTGACAACAACCCCGACTTGCTCATCTCCATCACCTCTGCCGGTGTGCGCAACGGAAAAAAGGACAAGTCGGGAGAAAAGCTTGCCGAGACTGAGGAGGACAAGCTGGAAAGCCGCACCGACGGCTCCGATGCTTTCGACACGCTGTGCATCGGTGTAGAAAACTATCCTATCCTCTCGGGACGCTCCACCATCACCAACGTCATTTCCTAACGAACATAGTAAACTCGTCAACTTGTAAACTCGTCAATTAAAAGACTGTCGTGTAAAATAATTTCGTAATAACAAAGCAACCATTTTCTTGGCTTCAAGCAAATGGTTGTTTTGCCCCACAGCCCTTGCCTTTCGCTTCCAAGAGTGAAAGGCAAGGGCGCTTTTTGCAATATTCGACGCCCCGAATGTTGCAAACCACAGAGAAAAACACGCATTTTTCGCGGTTTTTCCACACCCGAGAAACATAACACACACGTTCCCAACGTGTTATGTTTTAACGTGCGCATTCCTGCGCACTTCCCTGACTGGTCAGCCCTCACCGCCCTGCAACGGCTTGGCAATTGCCTCCCTAATACATAGCGGAATATGTAAAGAATTTTCAATATATAAAAATATAGCTATCTTCGGTTTGAGAAAATTATATTTTATTTTTGGTGAAAGTATTAAGCAATGTCCTAACCTTAGAAAAATAGTCACCTTAATCGGTGACTATTTTATCCAAAATCATTTTACTTGCTTTATCTACATCCATTAAAATCTTGAGAATGAAGTTAGGTTCCTCTTTCAGACATTTTATCCAAGAATCCAAATATGTAGCATTTTCATCGAGTAAAGATGTACTAAAACCAAGTATTTGTGCAACTCTTGCAGAACCAAGTTCTGCAATAATTTCTTCAACAGCATATTGCTTATCTCCAAACTTTTTCCCAAATGTACGATTTAACCGATCTTCCTTACCAGTAGAGTGCATCATTTCATGAATGAGTGTAGCGTAGAAATTCTCTCCGTCTTGGTAGATTCCATCTTTTGTACTACTAATTTTGAATTGTGTTTTCATTGGCATAACTATTCTATCTGATTTAGGGTTATAAAAAGCCTTGTCGTGTGGAGTAGTATAGACGATAGGACATAGCCATTTTTGTTCTTTCAACATATAATCTATTGCCTTGTTCGAATACATGCCTGTCTCATCTGAGGAAACCTGTTTATAGAAAAGTTTTTTGAACGTAAGTCTTTTTTCAGGAAATTTTTCAAAGTAGTTAGTCTGTTCAATGTTGAAGACTTGGTAGTTTTTCAGGTACCAGAATTTCGTACAGTCATCCTGTTCATTTCTCAACATATCTTTGTACTCTACATTAGTAATTCGTTTACCATCTTTATAAAAATAACAATCCCAAAATATAATTGGTATTGACTTTTCACCTTTGTTGATATGCACGCCAACCTTGTTAGCTTGTTTAAGCGTGCAATAAACTGGCAGTTCGTACTCATTCATCTCATAGTGCATGGCAAGCATCATGTTATTAATGCCATGATAGTTACTTCCAGAAATGTTCATAGGCGTATTTCCTAATGTAACATTGAACCATTTTTTTCTCCATGGTTTCTCTTTCATCTCTTCCATTTTCTGAATCATCATATTAGCAAACTCTGTTAATACTTTTTCGTTTCTCGTTGTCAGTTTCATAATCTTTTTATTTTTAATCCATGTTTGTCAGCTGAACATAGCTGATGTTTATCATATCTTGCATTGCAATTTGTTCAGCTTCATTCATAGCTTCGGTAAAAGACTTTGCCATAATTTCAAAACTAAGATACTCGTCTTCCTCACCATAGGCTTCAACATGATAAATACTATCAACCAATTGTGTGCTATCATTGTATGAGCTAACAATGCTGTTACTTTTAATGCGTGATGTGAAAGTTGTTGTTGTCATAATAATAATTTTAAATTGTTAGAATTTTTATTTTTTACATGCAAAAGAAAACAGCACTTGAAAGTCCTACAATGCAAGAGATGACCGATAAAATTTTTCAGAAAATAGGAAATAGGCAAGCCTGCCCCTATTATCTTAAAAATTTTTCGAGACAAACTACGTGTGCCCTTGCAGAGGATGTAAGTGCGTTAAATTTGCAATGGAAAAAAGAACAATTGTAACAATGACAAGAAAAGTTGATAATAACAACTATCTCTTCAAGCTAATAAGGATAATCATTATCTTAAAATAAAGCACATTCAATTGATAAAATATCTCATGTTGAAGGCTATGGTGCGGAGGACAATATTAAAAAAAATGGCAGAGTTTTATACAGAAGTTTAGGATGACTCAATACTGAAAAAAAATATAAACTTCAGTTATACTCGGTTGACAGTAATGGAATGCAAAACAATTACTTACCTATACTTATGAAACTGACAACGAGGAAGGAATAAGAACAACAGAAACATTAATAGCAAAAGATAAAAAAATGGAAGAGATGAAAAAGTAACCGTTTTGGAATGACATCATATACGTAAGAAAAAAGCCTAAGAATACATTATCAAAGTATCAATATTAGAACAACATTTTGACAGGCTCTATGAGATGAATGAAACAATCTACCATTGTAGCACGGGGATGAAAATTATTTAAGGTTGGCGTGCATATCAACAAAGAGGAAAAGGAATATACAAAAAAAATGTGGTTTCAAAATTAAAAAGACGATAAACGGATTTCTAACGTATAAAATAAACTCAATAAAATGAACGAAAAATGAAAAATTATGGTACCTGAAAAACTACCAGGTCTTCAACATAGAAATGTCTAACAATCAAAAAAAAAGACGATTAACTTCAAAGCCTACCATAAAGTTTTGTCGGATGCGACAGATATGTATATGAACATGGAAGATAATCATGAAAAGATCTGTGCTATCGTCTATGCATCTGCAATCGTCATGGCTTATCTTTCATATAATGATAGAATAATGATATGAAATTGGCAATTAATGCAACGTGTCTAAAACATGAATTCTACCAAGACGGTGAGGAAGTCTTCACCCATAGAAAATGTGTAAACTCGAATTAATTAAGGTTTTATCATATATTTGGAAAGAAGTTTTGTGATAAATAGCAATTCACAAAAAAAAGAAAAACAAAATTTACAAGTTCTTTGTTGTAGCAAATCTTTACTCGATGAAAATGCTACTTTTTTGAATACTTGGAAAAAATATCTGAAACAACCAGTATAGTAATGATGAAAAAGTAAAGTTATAAAAAATGCTATAATATAAATCCCAATATAATTTTATTGGACTCGCATAAAAAAGCGGAGCCGTTAAGCTCCGCCACCATTGCAAATTAGCTGTCAAACAATAACTATACAATGGCTATCAATTTTCTACCTATTTCGTGAAGTCCATCCACGATTCGCTTGCGCTGTTGTGGTCGTGGTTTCTTCACACCATTGGCGTAATGGCTCAGTTGACGCTGGTTGACACCAGATGCCCGAGATATGGCGGCAAGGCTTGCGTATCGTTCACAAGAACGTATGAGTGCGGCAGTGTCGAGATGATAGTCAAACTCGTACTCACCATTACGCAACCACTCTGGCACAGCGTCACCGTCGTTTATCATACCCTCGACGTGAAAGCGCAGCGTTTCCGGAATTTCAATCATCAACTCGTCGTATGTCTTTGCGGTAATAACCACTGCACCAGGTACATTTTCTCCAAATGTAGCCCCAAAATTTTGCTCACACCATGCTATATCTACTCTTATTTTCTCCATTGTCGTAAAATTTTTATGTTCTTTTTTTATATTCTAAATGCAGGGGGGGGGTATTTCCACCCTGCCTGCTTCCAGATGCTGTTTAATAAAAATTGATTTAATACTTCATTCTTTTGTCCTCTCACAGTAACTTTACCTTTTTTGTTTGGATGCTTAAATTGTCTGTGGTCACCTTTGGTTGCTATAAGTTCCCAACCGTCTGCTTCTAACATCTTGATGACTTCTTTAACCTTATATCTTTTCATTAATTGTATGTTGTTATCGTTTGACGATACAAAGGTAGTAAAAATGATACTATTAAACAAACTTTCAGTCAACTTTTGGTATTATTTTTAATACTTTTAACAGGTTGTCGTAAAAGTGTGATAAAAGGTTTGCTGCTCGTTAGTATAGCATGCCTTCTTCATTGTATTTTACGGTGCAATGCCATTGCCTTATCTTTGCTTTCATAACAATAAAAAACTTATATATATGGGTATTACGATAAGAAAAGGCATTCCCACAAGATGCTTCTCTAAAAACATTCCCAACCTCACGGTGGGCATTGGCGGCGACCGCCTTGAGGTGAGCATTCACGTCAACAACGAACAAGTGTACAGCGAGACGCTCTTTCCTGTCAATGCCACGATAACGCTTTCCGAGCTTGGCAATTTGCTCACCTCATACGTAAGGCGACCACTCGTGGCGCAATGCCACATCACCATGGAGGAGTACAAAAACGGCTCGGCTACAGACCGCTCGTCCATCGACTTTACCCTTGTCTATTGCGAGGCTGACGTTCCCACCTCTTGTGATGATTTCTGCCAAAACCATTTCCTGTCACTGCTCATCGGCACAAAGATCACCTCCGTGGGTCGCCTCGAGTATCTGCACTATGTCGGCAACGATGCCGCCAACGTCACGGCTTACTACACAGACGGTAGCATGCAAAGCTTCGGGGTTACGCCCATGAGCTCGAACCAAAGTTTCACCACTATTGATGTAAGCCCAAAGGGCTACATGCAACCGGGCAAGTCGTTGCGAGGCTACGTTGTCACGGCAGGCGCGCGCCGCCAGTCGTTCATCATCGATGCCGCCTGCCCCGATGCCTCTCCCATATTGCTCTTTGTCAATTCTTTTGGCTGCGATGAGCTGCTCTATTGCACCGGAACGCTCAAGAAGTCGCCCACCTTCAAGCGCAAGTCGGCTGTTATCGACGGTGTCAACAAAAACTACTCCATTGTCGAAACTCGACAGTTCAAGGCGGACACAGGCATATTAAACGAGGACATGGCAGATTGGTTTGGCGACGTGCTGCGCTCACCCCTCGTTCGTGTCGTAACCCTCAGGGGTGGCAGCGTCACCGTGGGGCGCGAAGTCATCATCACCGATTCCAAGACCGAGCAAACGAATAGGGCGGAGGAGATGCCACGCTTCACCTTTACCTACCAGTACGCCCAGCGCAACCACAACGTGGTGGAACTCGACCGCACTGGCAGAGTATTCGACCACACATTCGATTATACCTTTGAATGATTCATGATGTAGTTGACGAGTTCACGAGTTAATAGTTCACAAGTAGATAGTTCCAAAATATGACTCCTTCCCCCATTCACTTCTCCGAGATGCTTCGCCTCATTGATTCAGCTTATCAGCGCAGGCAGACGCTCAACATCAAAGCCTTTCGCTCAGATGGACACCGAGTGCAGTACAATGGCTGGCTCGTCCATCACCAGTTCTGGCGTGGCGGCTACATCCGCATCGTCAATCCGGTGAACAGGCAGATACGCCAGTTGCCAGACATTTTTATCTATGAAATCAACGGAAAAAAAGTATACCTATGAACAAAAATCAATTCAAGCTCGTGCAGACAGGCAAGAGCGGAAACATCGAGAAAATGCGCATTGTGCCGTCAGGTGTTGGCAGCGCCACCAACTCGCTCTCATCAGAATATGGCGGCAACTCGTCGGAACTCATCGATGACGATGAGTCCGTCAACGCCATGCAGATGGATGTCGACGGAAAGACTTATCATTATGTACCTTTCGGCGCCGATAACATGATTCCCAACCGCACCAAGGATATTCTCCTCGGCAACATGATCACGGCACAATGCCAGCACATCAACATCACGTCGTGCTACGGGGGAGGATTGCGCTTCGTAAACCGTGAGGATTACAAAGACACACACGACAAAGACATACGCGACTTCTGCCTTCACAACTCGCTCACGGAATGTTTCCTTGAGCAGAGCACCAGCATGAAGTTCTTTTTCTTCACCGTCACTTGCGTCATCCTCTCTCGTGACGGCAGCCGTATCGTGCAGGTGCGCAACAAGGACGCGGCGTACTGTCGCTTCGAGTACGCACCATCCACCAAGTCGGGAAAGATTGAGCATGTCTTCTTTGGCGACTTCCGCATGAGACGGTTCAACGAGAAGGACATCGAGGTCATACCTATGCTCGACTTCTACGACCCACTTGGCGACCTTGAGGTGCGCATGGGGCGAACGCCAGACCCCGACACAGGACTAAAGCGCAAGCCCACCCGACAGCGCAAGTTCGCCATCCTTTCGTGCATGCCCACACCCGGGCGCAACTATTACCCCACCCCCTATTGGACAAGTGTCTTCAAGGATGCGTGGCTCGACATCTACAGGCTCATCGGCATCAGCAAGCGGTTCATGATCAAAAACACCTCCGCACCACGCATACAGATAGAGGTGCACGAGGACTATTGGGACAACGTCTGCGACAACGAGCAGATTGAAGACCCCTTGAAGCGCAAGATGAGAAAAGAGCAGGAGAAGCAGAACATCATCGACTTCGTCTGTGGTGTAGAGAACGCAGGAAAGGCTTTGGTCAGTGGCTATTATGTAGACCCCAACGGTAAGGAGTGCCGCATGGTGCGCATCTGCACCATCAGCGACAGCGAGAAGAAGGAGGGAGGCAACTGGAGCGATGACATGCAAGAAGCGGCTAATGCGCTTTGCTTTGCCTTCGGTGTACACCCCAACCTCGTGGGAGCCACCCCGGGGAAAAGTCAGATGAACAACTCTGGGTCTGACAAACGCGAATTGTTCACGCTCAAGCAAGCCATAGAGAAAGCCTTTCACGATGTCATGGCAAAGCCCTATCACGTCATCCTGCATTACAATGGTTGGGACGAACGCTACACCGTTGACGTGCCGATGATACAACTCACCACGCTTGACGAGAACAAGGATGCCAAAATCGTAACTAATTCATAATTCATAATATAAGTTGACAAGTTCACAAGCTAACAAGATTACAAGATTACAAGCTCACAAGTTAACAAGATTACAAGTTGTTACTTCACGAGTAGATAGTCTCAAGCCGTCTGCTCTCCCCTCCTTTGGAGGGGTTGGGAGAGGCTCCTCGTCAACTAAAAAATACCTCACCCATGCAAATCACCAAGCAAGATTTTGAACGTGCACTACCAGTAGGCACCAGTGCGCACATAGAAGTATTTCAACAAGTGCAGCCAGCTATCGAAGGTGTCGCCACAAGCTATGCCTCACAACTCCTTGGCAAAGAGGGTAACGCCATGCTTGCGGACATCCATGCAGACAACTACTTGCTGCAAGAGTACAAACGACTGGTATGCCTCACCGCCTTTCGGTCGGTGTTGCGCCAAATAGACCTCGTACTCACGCCCACAGGCTTCGGCATCGTCAGTTCCGGAGGCGTAGCGCCAGCCGCCAAGCACCGTGTGGATGCGTTGTACTACCAGCTGCTCGATGAAGAGATGAAGGCACGCGCCACGGTCGTTTTCCTTTTAAGGTCGCTTTCGTGGGGAACCACCGTGCAGGCAACCTATGCCTTACCTTATTTATATACAGCGCATCGCTTCTTCTTCGTCGATTCGTACAATACAAGGGGTGCGAACGACTGGGACAACTTCCAGTCAGCGGTATGGGGCACCGATGCCATCATGCGCAACGCCATGGGCGACGCACAGATGGACGAACTGCTCAGATGCTATCGCTGCAAAAGTCTGTCCCCAAAGCACGAGCCAGTGGTGGAAGGTGTCTGCCGACTCACGGTCATGTATGCCGACAAAGGCAATGGCATTCTTAAGTCTCCGTTGTACAGGCAGGTCATGCAGCTCATCGACGAGGATGCCGAGACCTTCAGCCAGTACCACCAGAGTGTACAATTCAAAGCCAATCATCATGAGAACTTCCAAAACAGAAAAGACAGTGCAGGTTTCCTCTTCAACGGATGAAGCAAAACGGTGCGTCACGCTCAATTTCACCGTACCCACTGCATGGCGTGAGCTTTCGCAATGGCAGCTGCGCATTGTCTTCAACCTCATGGCACGCTACAACGACAATGTGGCTGTCAAGTGCGTCATGCTCGTGAGGTTCTGTGACTTGAGGGTCATCAGTAAGACACGCTTCGGATGGCGATGTGTGTCAAATGACGCCAAGCGCACCGTCTACTTGCCCACATGGCAGGTACAGCAGTTCATACATCAATTCGACTTCATCGACCAAGTGGAGTTCATGGATGGTAGGTTGGATGCCGTCTGTGGGCTCCATGCGGCCGATGCTCTCCTCCATGGGGTGAGCTTCGACAGGTATCTCCATGCCGAGAAATACTATCAAATGGTCATCGACACTGGCGAAATGCGTTGGCTCGACCATGTCGCCATGTGGCTGTACCACGATACCAACGGCAGGGCGGCAGGCTACGGAGATGCTGTCAACGACAGTGGTGATGTCGTGCAGGATTTCACGCTCACGCCCGGCGAACGTGTCGGAACACTGCTGTGGTATGGCTACGTCAAGCGTACCATGTCCACGGCATTTCCACACTTCTTTCGAAAACGAGAGTCAGCCGACGGAGAAGCTCCTCCGGTGGTTCATTTCATCGACTTGTACAACGCGCAGATGCGTGCCCTCACAGGTGGAGATGTCACCAAGGAGAAAACCGTACTGGCACTCGACTGCTGGCGTGCGCTCACCGAACTCGAAGCAAAAGCGAGAGAGGCAGAAGAACTGGAAAGAAGAATAGCCTCCCCCAACCCCTCCTAAGGAGGGGAGAACAAGCCTCTCCCCCTAACCCCTCCCCGAAAGGGAGGGGAGTAATTAGCAAAACTATCAACTCGTCAACTAAAAAAACTATCAGCTCGTCAACTTGTAAACTCGTCAACTCGTAAACTAAAAAAACTTCCCTCCCTATGTCTCAAATTCAACTATTCAACGTCCGAAATTATTTCAAATGTCTGGCTCAAACCAACAAGCTCGCCTTGCAGTACGGCTTCAAACCCGGCACTTGCAGTGGTTTGGCAGGATTGGAAGACATGGCGGCGCAGTTCCGCCAGCAAGCCAACTTCATATTGGTGGACGACACCACCACGCAAAGCACCTACAGCAATGGCGTCACCTTTTTCAGAAAGGATGTGTACACCGTATTTATCCTCGCCGCCTATCGCTTTGACGATATGGCGCAACGAGAGGAGAAGATGGATCTGTGCAGACGTATCTTCAGACAGATGCACGCAAGACTCATACACGATCGTGACAGCATGGTGTATGGCGATTCGCTTGAGTACCTCAATGTCAACAACATCTATTCCACAGAACTGCCACGGCTGTTCCTCAATGGTACTACGGGACTTTATTTCATGGTCAACAACGAGCAACCCATCGACCTAACCTATTCAGAAGATGAGTGGAACAAGTAACATGACCCAAGAGCAGCTCGAGCAATACGAGCAGGAATGGACAGCCAACATGGTGAAGTACTGGCAAGAGAAGATGATGCAGTTCTCACCGCCGGTCTACGACACAGGGGCATTGCACAACTCGTTGCGAGGAGAGCTGCACCCCGGTCCAACAACCACCATACAGCACCATTTCCTCGAATATGGCTTGTATGTGGCAGCAGGCACAGGCAATGGATACCGTCGTGGAAACTCTGGATTGGACGATGAAAATGGCTTGCAGTTCATGCGTGGCAAACAATGGAAGAAAGGGCGTGGTCATCGTGTGGCGCGCGATTGGTTCAAGGGCAAGTTTCTCTACAGTCTGCACAGGCTCAACGATGTCGAAGCAAGCTTCTATGGAGAGGCTTATCATGGAATGGTGAGCGAAACGCTTACCGCCATGTTCGCAGATGGACTTGAAACGTCAAAGGGCGTGGTCAGGATGTAGCTAACGGTATTCTTAGCACAGCGAACTTTATCATATCTTTGTCTCAGACATCAACAATGATATATGGAAAAAGACAATACATATAGGAAATTAGAAAAAGACTTTGCTGCTATTCGTGATGAGCGTGGCACGCAGGCAAATACGGCAAATCGCATCGGGTCGGCGTTTCTCTCTTTGCTGTCTTACATCGGCAATGCGGCATTCCTCCGCAAGGACGTGCCAGACACGGCTGAGCAGGTCATGACGTTTCTCAAGGGCATCGTGGCAAAGGCGGTGAGCTACTTTCAGGGTATTGTCAATAGAGGTGACATCAATAATAATGGAGATATTACCAATACTGGGAATATCCACAACACTGGCGACATCACCAACTCTGGCAATATTATGACGAATAACCTTACGGTGACGGGTAAGGCTACGTTCTTTGAGTTGGAAATACAGAAGGCAAAGGCAGCTGGGGGCATGTCGGTGAACTCTGCGGGTACTTTCCACATTGACGCAGTGGAGGAAACGGCGGACGGATTTGTGTGTTACCAGCGCGCGGAGAAAGACGGCGTGACGCTGTTGCAGACGTGCGAGGTGAAAGACCAGATGATGTGTTCAAATGGGATGAATATTCTAAAAGGAGGGAAAGGTAATCACTACTATTGGCGTTTAGCGACAGAAGCACCTAAAGAAGTGGTGATGCACACGATTGACGGTAAGGAAGAAAAGTGCTTGAAACTGGTGCTTTCAAAAACTGACCGTCAAAAAAGGGAGGGTGAAAGCCCACAGGATATAGGCGATATACCAAAGGTAGGTGATGACCTCGTGCAGATAGGAAATCGTGACAACAAGGAAAGGCAGAGTGTCATGATGTCGTGCGCTTATAATAGTTTTGACCCCGAGTTGAAGCCGTCTTATTGGGCGCATTACATGGGCGTGAACGACTATGATATTTCCAAGCATAGATATACTTGGTTTGCCGCAAATGGAAGTAATGTAACTGGCAACTTCAAGGTGCAGAGTGATAATGGTGAACTTGAGTCTATCGAGGACTATGTGAGGGGGCTGGCGACTAACACCGTTGTGTATAAGATGTCTATATCGCCCTCGCTGTATTACATAAATGCTGACGGCACGGCAGCTGCGCAAGTGGTGAACATCTCTGCTTACAAGATACAGGGCGATAAGATGACGCAGCTACAAGATAGCGATAAGGTGCAAGTGTATGTGTCGCTTGGTGTGTTTGAAAAGTCTGACCATGGCAGCTTGACAGGCAGCGGTGGCTCATGGCGCTATTTCCCGAATGCTGAGGATGGCATGGAGGAGCGCATTCTCGAACTCTACGTTGGTGGAAAGATGGTAGACCGACAGGTGGTGAACGCTGTGAAAGACGGTGAGAAAGGCAAGGACGCCATTACCTATAAGCTGATACCGATGTCAGAGAATGTGCTGGCGTACTTCACCGAGGTGGATGAGAACAACTCGGAGAACACGGAGAAAGCTGGCGAAAAGAAGAAAAAGACGAAAATGGTTGACGTAAGGCTGGCGTACAAATTACAGAAAGCTGTTGGCGAGCAGGTGACATTTACAACCTTGACAGCCGAGGGAATGACACTCACCGTACAGCCAAGCGTAGGTAAATCCGTATCGTTTGAGTATAAAAGTGGCATGTATCAATTGTCTGCAAGCATAACTTATAACGAAATACCCGACAATAGTTACATTGTGACGCTGAAAAAAGGCAGCGACATTGTAGACCAGCGTATTGTGCCTATCACTTTCAAGCCAAAGGTAGTGTTTGATATTGACACGAAGAATGGAGAGATAAGAAGCGATATTACCAACATCAAAGGTGATATGAACTCGTTTAAGGCGACCATTAAAGAAACTTCAAGCACGGTGGGAAATCTTAAAAAAAAATTCACGCAGTTTAAGCAAACTTCGAACGAAATCAGCTTGACCGTGAACAATGGAACTCGTCCGAACTTACTTTGGGGCAGCGAGCTTGACTTGTCAGAGGTACAGGATAAGATACAGCTTGCCTATGACAATGGTAATATTATCAAGCAGGAAACCGCTAAAAAGGAAGACCTGCAACGGCAATTGGATGCCACGGCTACAAATGATACGGCAAAACGCAATGACCTACAGACGAAGATAAATGCTTGCAACAAGGATATAAACACTGCAAGGAATAAAGTTAGTGAGTGCAAGGTAGCCATTCAGAAGCATTTGGGCGTGGAACTTGGAGAAATAAAAGTAGATGATGCTGAATATTTCCAATACCTCAAAGGTGGCGGCGTGGCTGGCTCTGATGCTGTGATGTTCAAATCAAAAGACGGTGTAGCTCGCTGGACAAATATTAAGTGGGAGAAAATCAAGGTGAAGCCAAACACTGTCTACACGATGAGTGCATGGGTGAAGTTTACGCCGAACAAGAAAAACGTCAATAAGATTTATGTCGCCGTCAACGAAACAGCAAGCTCGAAAGATTTAGCGTTTATGGAAGGTAGCGACATCCAATATTATCTGGGTGAGATAAAAGACTGGGAACGTCGCCACTGGACTTTCACAACCAAAAATGAAACGTTGATAACGGTGGTGTTCGCACACTCTGGAACAGACGAAAGTTTGATGTGGCTCTGTCGACCAAAGCTCGAGGAGGGCAACGCTGCTACCCCATGGTGTGAATACGACGGCACGGTGGAAGCGCTGATAGCGAGTGGCTTTAGTCTCAAAGACAAGAAAATGACGTTCACGTCTGACAACTTTATCATCAGGAACAACAATGGTGATGTGACCGTGACCGTAGATAGAAATGGCATGATGCAGTTCTACGGAAAAGATAAGATATACCCTGGTATTCGTTTCGGTGTGAACGAGCAGGGCGAGATGGTGCTGGAGTTCTGGCGGGGGAACAAGATGATGTACGATCTTGGCCCAGACAACGTGTTTCAGAAACTTGACCGTGTGGAGAGTTATTTTGAGGAATCGGATTTGGAATCTGTCGTGGTTTACACATCATACGGTGAAGAGTTCATCCGTAGAGATTACGGCGCAAACGTATACATTTTGAGGGAGGGTTACAAAATGATTGGAAATGTCAGGCAGTATGACGTTTCTGTAGGTCAACATCCGTCTGCTTATGATGGAAAGATTTTCACCAAGAAGGTCAGCCCAATCAACTCGTTTACGATGTTGAAATTGCCGAATGTGACGGGGACATACGTCCACATGTTTGACGCGATGGCCATAGACAACATGGAGAAGGCTTCAAAAGCTGGTCAGATAACCGAGCTGCGCAACATTCAGGTGATTAACGTATGGGATGGCGTGTGTCTTCCAAGGAATGTCGTGATAGAGGGTGATGGCGGAAGGGTTAAGATTCATTCTAATTCGTACAAAATGCCAGATGAACTTTCAACATTGAACTTTGAACATTGAACTTTGAACTTTGAACTTTGAACATTGAACTTTGAACATTGAACTTTGAACATTGAACTTTGAACAAAACAAGTCTTTTCCTCCCCTCCTTTGGAGGGGCAGGGGGAGGCTCCTAAAAAACTCAAGAATATGAACAACGAAACATGTGGCTGCGGCAGCGAGGAAAAGACCTCCACCGCAAAGGGTATAGTGAGAATCAACTACAAGGAGGACTTCGAGTTAGTGGTTGAGCTGCTGGCTGGAGATAATCCTTATACATTGGGCGATGAAGACTTCAGAATAGACTTCATGGTAATGGCGAGCCGCTACACCGTGGGGCGCACCGCTGGCGTGTGTGAGCGTTGCATGGTAGTGGACGGCAACAAGATACGGTGCTTTATGGACGGGCATGGGTTGCCACCGGGTGAGCTGCGTGCGGAAGTAAAAGTGAATACGCCTGACCCAAACTATGCAGACGGAAGTAGGTTGAACGTGGCGATTGCCGATGGTGTGGTTCTGCTGGTAAAGGACAACACTCGCTTTGACGGTGCGGTGATAAAAGCACATATCCCTGTTGCTTTGGTGGACGCTTACCAGCTGGCAAAGGCGCACGGCTACAAAGGTACGATTGACGAATATTACTCTACGTTTACAGATGTCGGGCAACTTAAAGCGAATATCAAGGGAACGCTGGACGAAATGACGAAAGCTGAAAAGTTGCGTGCTGACGCTGAAACGGAAAGAGCCAAGGCGGAAACAAGGAGAATAAGCGCGGAACAGCTTAGAATGGAAGCAGAAACAAAGCGTGTAGCCGACGAAGCCAAAATCAAGTCCACGCTTGAGTACGTTAATGCGCAGAAGTACATCAAGGAAAACGAGTACGAGCGTGAGATAAGGGCTATCGAAGCGATTAAAAATGCTCCGAAAGACCCCACGCAGGATGTGTGGCTCGATGCTACGGATGGGGAAATTAAAAGTGGACCAGCAACAGGAAATCTCACAAAGAACGCCATCACCTATTATTATTTGGGAAAACGAGTTATCAAAGGCGATTTCAGCTATCCGACACGCGAGGGAGGAGGCAATACATTCGTGCGACATTTGGACGTTAGGAACTGGGATATGACACTCTGCACGGATGCGAAACGTAAATTTTTTGGTTATACAAACTTGGTCTCTCTTGACACCTCGGGTTGGAACTTGGCAGCGATGACCAATGGAATACAGATGTTCTACGGTTGCTCCTCCTTGCAATCGCTTGACACATCTGGCTGGAACTTGTCGGCAATGACAAGCGGAGAGGAAATGTTCTTAGGCTGCTCCTCTCTGCAATCGCTGGACACCTCGGGTTGGAACTTGTCGGCGATGACCAATGGAATACAGATGTTCTACGGTTGCTCCTCCTTGCAATCGCTTGACACATCTGGCTGGAACTTGTCGGCAATGACAATCGGAGTTGGGATGTTCGGGAATTGCTTCTCGTTGCAATCGCTTGACTTCAGAAAGTCTACATTTCGTAATGTAACGAATTTTGATAGGGCATTTCAGGGTTGTTACATATTAGCCGAGCTGTGGCTGCCGCTGACATTCGACAAGCTAACATCGCTTGATTTGTGCATACCATCGTGGGGTAGCACGGATAAAGGGCTTGCCTCACTTCGCTGGACATTCGGTGAGGGAGCTGACGACCGCACGGCAAAGGGCTTGCAGCCCTGCACGGTGAGATTGGATGCAAATGTTTATGACAGGCTGACGGACAATGAGCGTGCTGCAGCGGCAAAGAAAGGTTGGACAATCACTAAATAAAACGAATATGAAAAAGACAGAAATTAACGGCTGCACGGTGCTTGAAGCAGATGCAGGAAAGAAGATAGTAAAGGACAACGAGTTTGTGTGCGGTACGGTGGTATGGCTTGCCGTGGGTGACGCCACAGACGCTTACAAGGAAGTGAGCGTGGAGGAAGCCGATGCGCTGGAAAAAGCACAGCATGAAACGGAGGGTGTAAAGCCCGAAGAAGAAACACCAAGCGCAGAAATGCCCACCGATATTGACATGGCTAAGGCTGCGAAGATAGCACAGATTGCAGCTTACTCTGACAGCGATGCGGTGAACAGCCTTACCTTTAACGGTATAAAGACGTGGCTAACGCCAAACGTGCGTGCTAACTATTTGGTGAGCCTTGACGCAGCAGAGTTGTTAGGAGAAACGGACATCACCTTTGTGGTGGAGGGTGTACAAGCGTCATTGCCTATCAAGCAAGTACGACTGTTGCTCGCAAAGATACAGCGTTATGCCGATGCGTGCTATATAGTAACCGAGCGACACAAGATAGCCGTGAGAGCATTGCAGACGGTGGAAGAGGTGGAAAAGTACGATTATACGAGGGGGTATCCTGAAAAGCTATCACTTTGAACATTGAACTTTGAACATTGAACTTTGTAATTATCGAAACTATCAACTTGTAAACTCGTAAACTATGAACTGGTCAACTAAAAAACTAAAAGGAGCTTTGTGGCGAGCTGGCGTGAATGGCTGTGGCGTGTTTGGCATCAAGCCACCGTTCTTCGACAAATTCCAAGCGTGCTGCGAGCTGCACGATGCGATGTACGACTTAGGCGGTGACGGTAAAGATAGGTTCAGAGCCGACAAACGACTGCTCATAGATATGGTGGAAAGAAGTACAGGCTCGTGGCTTATGGCATGGTGTTTTATTTACTACCTGTCGGTAAGAATGTTCGGGTGGCTGTTTTTCAATTATAAAGGATGAGGAGCCTCCCCCAACCCCTCCGAAGGAGGGGAATAGCCTCTCCCCCTGCCCCTCCCCGAAAGGGAGGGGAGTAAATAGCAGAACTAACGACTTGTTCACTTGTCAACTCGTGAACTCGTCAACTAAAAAACTTATAAACTCATAAACTTACAAACTTAAAAAACAAAAAAAATGAAAGAAGTAAAGAAAGAGAATTGGAAGTATTTAGTAGTGTTTTTCATGATGGCATTGTCCATTGGTGTAGGCAACTATTTTAACCTCAGAGCCGAAGCTGGTGGCTGGGGAATTATTGGCATGGCAGCCGTTATCAGCACCATTTCATTAGCTGCGCTTGAGTTCTGCAAAGTACTCATCTACGGTGGCGGCTGGAACTGGAAACGAGTTTTGGCGGGCATTGGTGTGGCTATATTGTCAAGCGGTCTGCTATGCGTCATTTGATAGAGAAACTCGCTGGGATAGGCACGGACAAGTTGCTGCATTTCAATGCCTGCTTGTTCGTTGCCTACCTTACCGCACGACTATTACCTTGCTGTACGGTAGAGCGCATGTTGGCTGGCTTTGTCTTTGCTGTACTCATTGGCTTTGGAAAAGAGTTGTACGATGAAGCACAGGAGGGCAATACGTTCGAGTGGCACGATTTATTGGCAGACGTGGCAGGAGCAGCGGTGGGAGCGGTGATGATACTATAAGAAGCAGCCCCACCCAACCTCCCCAAAGGGGAGGAGAACAGACAGGCGGAGGATAATAACTTGTCAACTCGTAAACTATCAACTTGTAAACTAAAAAACTCGAGGGACGATTTTGTAAAACTAAAAGATATATGCAAAGAAATACGAAAGAATGGATACAGTACGGCTCTGCGATAGCCTTGCTAACAAGTGGTGTA